CGAAAATGTTATACCCACCGAAAATGTTATACCCACCGAAAATGTTATACCCACCGAAAATGTTATACCCACCGAAAATGTTATACCCACCGAAAATGTTATACCCACCGAAAATGTTATACCCGAAAATATCAAATTAATAATAACCGAATTATATCAAATTAATTTTACAAAAGTTCTAATAGAATTAACTAACAAATCTATTCTACCGAGACACATATATATTTATAGACTTATAATGAAAGAATTGTTAGTTAATCATTTTAAAAAGCGAATTATAAAGATGTATAACAGAACCGATTTAATAACGCAGAGTTATAATTTAGCTTAATTAAACAAATTAAATAGAATAAAATATCAGCATATATAAATGTCAGCTTATTGGCCACCTCTTGAAAATCTACCAACATTTGATGTATTAGTATTTAGACAAGCACAAGATGTAGTGGATTACGCTATTACTACTGGAACCGCAAATAATATTGCTGATGGGGTAGCGGGTGATTTACTTTATCAGTCTGCTCCATCAACAACTGCGAAATTACCAATAGGTACAAACACATATATTCTAACATCTAATGGTTCTACTCCACTATGGTCTCCTCCAAGTGTTGTGTCTACTCCTACATTGGCTAATGTTTTGTTAGCTGGCAATTCAGCGGGAGCAACTAATATTGACATGAATACTCAAAGCATTACAAATGCGACAGCTATGACAGCAACTACATTTAATGGTGCCTTAAATGGGAATGCGACTACAGCATCTACCGCAAATACAATTAATACAACTACATTACCTGGAGCAAGTGCTTTCTATTATTTAAATTATGTTGATACATCTACTGGGGCAACGAGTAGAACTGTATATACTAATTCATCTTTTTACTTTAATCCCGCATCGGGAATATTAGCGGGAGCTGTTATAAATCTATTTGGTGGATTAGGAAATGTAAGTGCCACCGCATCATCTAGATTAATCAATAATACATTCTATAATTTGATGGATAACACAGCGGTAGTTGGAGGAGTTAATAGAGGAAATTTGACAACAACTTCTACAATAGCTAGTCTAAATTTGACATCCGCAACACATAGATTTACCATTACAAATAATAGTGGAGCAATAACTACTTTTTCAATTGACCCAGCGGATTTAACAATTACTACCACTAATAATCCTACGATTACAGGATTTACTGATCCGGCGGCAAGTAATTCTAGTAATAACATTGCATCAACAAGGTGGGTTCAAAGTGCTATAACTGCTGGAACATCAAGTTTAGCAAACAATATTGCTGGTGGAACAGCGGGTGCTTTACTATACCAATCCGCACCTAATGTAACTGCAAAATTAGCAATAGGTGCGAACACTTATTTTCTAACATCAAATGGAACTGCTCCAGTATGGACTCCTCCAACAACTCCTACAATCTCAACCACACAAACGACTACTGTTCCATATTATTTGGTTGGTTCATCAAGTCAAGGTACCTCGTCAGACACCACATTATATAAATCAAGTACAGGTCAAGGTGTCTATGTTAATCCAGCAACAAATGATATAATTATTGGAGGTGTTGTTATGTTAAATACAAGTACCAACCCGTTTTATATTTCATTTTTAACTCCATCAAGTGATGATGTTATTATGTTTAATAATTGCTTTGCTGGTGGTATTGCGAATAATACATTTTTTTATAATTTAGATTCGACTGGTTCTCAACGAACAGTTTTAACATTAAATGGTGATATAGGTGCATCTACTTTTGATGGATTGTCGGCAGCATCTACAACGGTTGCGGTAGCAGATAATAATACAGCAACAACTATGTATCCCGTTTTTACCACTGCAACAGCGGGGCAGAAATCTCTCCTATTTGATACAACTACAACTGCTTGGAAGTATAAACCTTCTACGGGAGAATTAGCAGCAACTAGATATTCACTTGGTGGAATATTAGAACCAGTTGCTGGTGATAATGCTGGATTTTTAGCACAAAATACGGGTTCATCTGCTACGGTAGTCCAAAACCAAGCAACGAGCGGACTAATTCATTTGGCAACTACAAATTCAATAAATGTTTTAACTATTCCATTAATAATATCATCTGCTAACTTAACAACTAATACAATCAATTGTCCTACAATTACAGGATTTACTGCTCCTCCTACAAATGATAATACAGCAAAAATAGCAACAACGAGTTGGGTTCAAAGTGCGTTAACAAGTGGCGTAGCAACAGCAACAACGGTTGCGGTAGCAGATAATGATACAGCAACAACAATGTATCCCATTTTCACCACAGCAACAGCTGGTCAGAAATCCCTCCTATTTGATTCAACTACAACGCCTTTGAGATATAAACCATCTTCGGGAGTTATGTCATCAGTCCAATTTGCAGTAGGTGGATTTGTGGAACCCGTTGCGGGTGATAATGCTGGTTTAATATCACAGAACACGGGTTCAGTTGCTACGATAATCCAAAACCAAGCAACGAGTGGCCTTATACGTTTGGCAACAAGAGATGCGTCAAATGCACTTGCAATTCCATTTCAAATATCATTTTCTGATTGTAATATTACTACAACAAATAGTCCAGTTATTTATGCTCGTAATATACTGGTGGATAATGGATCTACACTTCCAATCACAATTGGTAATGGTTCGTCAACATCCACATCTAATATTATCATGACATCAAATAGTTTGGCATCTACCCGAGTTTTTACTGCGGGAGGAAATGTGATAATTGGAGCGGTTGCTGGCAACTCACTTCCCGTTGGAGCAACAGACAATACATTTATTGGGGATGCAGCTGGTGGTACTACAACTGGTTCATCAAATATATGTATCGGGTATAACTCACAAGTACCTACGGTGGCAAATTCAAATCAAATCGCAATTGGAACCGTTGCTGAAACGATGTATATTCGGGGTGGATTTAATTATAGGGTTGGGACACAAATAACTTCTACAGCAACTGGTAATTTGGCAACTGCTGTATTGGCACAATTCTATACGGTTGCTATGACAGCAGCAGCACAAACAATCGCATTACCAAATCCAACAACCGCTGCTTATTTGGGAGCAAAAGTCATATTTAAAAGAAAAACAAATACTACAGTATTTACCATTACATCAACGGGTGGAGCGGGATTTGTCCCAATTGGTTCTATTACCTTATCAGCAAGTCCAATTTCAATTGCGGCAACCGTCTTTCAAGTGGAACTTGTTTGTGATGGAGTTAACTGGAACATTATTAGTCAAGCCTAAAAATTAAAATATTATATTAGATTATATGTCCACTATTGTTCCCAAAACAGAAACAACAACTAGAGTAGGTGTTCGCTTCGCTTTAGATATTATTGAACTTGTTTTAAATACATCGGCAACCTTTAGGGTTATACTTTATGATATTGAGGGTGCGTCAATAAATACGCAATTTGTCGTCTTGGAGGGAACCGCTTATTCCAACTGGGGCAACAATGATGAATATGTAGTACAGTATGTGGCAAACCAATTAGGATTCGTATTAGTTTAATTAAGCATGATATATAATTAGAATTTACTTAAAATTTAATTATATATATTTGTGAGCATATATGGTCTCAATTATTTATTTATCTTTGGTATTGAGGGGGCAGAGTATTTCTAAACATAAAGTTAGCATCAGCAGCTTGGCTTTCAAGTGCTTGTAATTGACCACCCATTAATTTACGAGATAGATCCACAAATTTAGTTGAAATCTTTCTCATAGGAGCCATACCTGGCATACCTCTACCAGAAGCAGCTCCAGCATATAAGCCTTTTCCAGAGCACATAGGGCAAGATTTACAACTTTTCATCATGCCATTTCCTAAAATACCATCCGTATCAAATTGAGAATATAAGTCGGTGCTAATAGGAACAGGCGCAGATTTAGATCTACGAGCATCTACCAATTGCTGGAGCTTACCTAGAACAGCATCTTCACCTTTGGCTCGCATTTCTTGTCTTGACATAGGTACTTCAGAACCACTTTCTAACATAGCTCTCATTTCATTCACATCGATACCATATTCAGCAGCAAGAGGAGCAGCCGCCTTGGCTCCTTCTTCAAGAGCACGTCTCTTAAGTTCTTTAACACCTTTCTTGCCTTGTAATGATTTAGGATTATCTAAATATTGCTTGGCAGTGCTTTGTGCGGTCATAATAGCGGGAGCCAATTCGGGAGCAAACATAGAAGCAGCTTCGGCACCTTTATCTATTAGTTCCATTGCTAAAGGTTTAACAGCAGACGCAGCTTTGTATACAAATTTCTTAACTCCAGCTTTCTTTAAAGCCTTGTCAAATTTCTTTCCAAATATTCCACTTCCTTCTACACTTCGGTTGGCAGCAATTTCTTCAGGAGAAAGAGCTACTTGAATTCCTTTGTTCTTTAAAAATGCTTTTTCAATTTGGCTAAACTGTTCGGGCATCACAACAAGTTGGGTACCTTCACCTTCCATATGACGCATTAAACGAACTTTGTGGCCATTTCGGGCACGAGACATGACAGCGGGGGACATCATTTTGATTTTAATCATCTTCATTCCAGATCCTTCCATTTTATGATATAGAATGAGATAATAAAATTTCCAGTTCCAGTTATTGCTAAATGAATTAGGCAACCCTTGTATATTGCCAATAAGAATTAACTGTTCCAATAATAGTCATAGTATGAGAAACTTGTTGTAATAAATAATAAGTGGCAGTTGATGGAACGCTAAATGTAAATGTGGCATTACCTATAACATCTTGAGCAGTAGCACCAGTATATGTTTGAAAGCCACAAATTAATGTAGTAGCACCACCTACAAAGTTAGTAGAACTGGTTGATATTCCCGCTTGTATTACATTTATATCACCAGCAGCCGTTTTGCTATTATTTATCATAATATTGAAAATATAAACACCAGCAGTTAAACTTAAACCAGTTGAATTCAAATTGTATGCGACACCAGATGTAATAGCAGCAGTATTAGTAGCATTTTGTTTTACCGTATAACCTAAATAACCGGCAGTATTGGTAGGTTGAGTTGTTCGCAAAATAATATCACTTGAAAATGTCATAGTTCCAGTTACCGTTCCATTACCAGCAGATGAATTGAATAAAATAGCAGAAGTAGGTGCGACAGAAACAGCCCCACCAGCACCAATATTGAGTTGTGTTCCAGTCATTCTAATTCCAACTGTTGTATTAGTCCAAGGCATTATTGATAATATTGAGTTTCCAACACCACCAGTAATTGATACAATTTGAGTATCACCGATAAGACACATCGGTCCCAAATTCCCATTTGTAGTAGATGGAATAATTGCTAACCTATTACCAGAAGTAGTATCAGTTGCTTCAATTATTCTTGACGCATTACCAGCAGCAGCAAATGATGCGAGTAATGGTAAAGAAGATGTATTAAGTGTATTAGATAGTGTTAGATTGGTTGTCGCAGCACCATTTGTCTGAAAAACATGAGAATTAGTAGTTCCTAATTGTCTATAGATTGTATTTTGGTCTGTTCGTTGATTTCTTATAATCAAAGGAGCAGCATTGCCAGCCAAATTATCCAAATGAAAATTGGTCGCACCACTACTTAATGAGGTGAAACTGGTTGCCGCAACTTCAGCACTAAATGTAGTAGAGGAGGCAATGGATGTAGCAGTATTCTGTCTTGCTAAATATCTTTCATCTGCTTCAGCAACTGTGAGCGAATCATTATTTGGTGCTTGAAATGCTAAACTATTAAATATAGGATCAATTTCAGTTGGTGGTTCATATGCACTCATTATATATAATATACTTATATATTTAATTTTTGTTTGTTTAATTAATTTTTAATATTAATATATCTATATAATAGAATGTCAGTCAGTAATTTTTATGAAAAAATACCCAAGATGTTTTTAGTTAGTGCTGAAAATCCTAACTTTGATTCGCATCAAATTAAGATCCCCGCAAGAATAGTAGTATCAGCTCCAAGTGGAACAGGTAAAACAAATTTTGTAATGAATTTCATACAACACTTTTGTAAAGGCAAAGGTACATTCGCAGATATATTAGTTCTTACTAAAGATAAAGCTGAACCGCTTTATGAATATTTAGAAACTAAAGGAGTAGATGTACAAGAAGGATTACATCACTTACCTGATTTATCCAAATTTGACAAAGATGTAAATCACTTGATAGTAATTGATGATTTAATGTTGGCTAAAAATCAAGACCAAGTATGTGAGTATTTCATGCGTTGCCGTAAAAAGAATGTAACAATTATGTATCTATGCCAGCATTTTTATAAGTGTCCAATATTGGTAAGGCAAAATAGCAACTATTTTGTCATACTGAAAGCAGGTAATAAAAAGAGTTTGAATTTAATGTTGAATGAATTTACGGTTGGTGTCGATAAAGACCAATTACTTAAAATGTATGAGTATGCGACCAAAGAGAAATTTAATTTCTTGATGATAAATTGTGATGAAGGTGATCCAAATAAAAAATATAGACACAACTTCGACGAGTATTTAGATCCAGATGAGTTTAAGTAATTAAATCTATTAATTAATATTAACTAATATTAAAATGAATCAAGAATTAAAACAAGATTTAGAATTGCTAGAAACTCTAGTATCAAAAATAACTATAAAAAAAAAATCAGGCAATAATAATAGAAGAGGATTTCCTGCGCATAGAGCTATTACATTTGGTATAACGAGAGGTAGATTTAATGGTAAAACAGAGTTATCTTATTACTCAAAAAAATATCCACAAATTTATGAAGAAATTTTAAGAATTGGTAATAAATATTGTCCTATTAAATTCAATTCAATTCATCTTAATAATAATGTAGTTTGTCCACCACATAAGGATAGTAAAAATGTTGGTAATAGTTGTTTACTTTCATTTGGAGATTATTCTGGTTGTAATATTATTATAGATGGCGTCCAACATGATGCCAAATATAATCCAATTGTATTTAATGGAGCTGAATTAGAGCATTATAACACAAATGATCTAATTGGTAATAAATATAGTTTAGTTTTCTATTTCACTCATTTGTTAGTTTGAGCTCCATTCTTGTACCATTCTTTATAATACTCTTTACTATTTCCATAATACTCCTTTGATTTTTTAACTTCATTCATTGTCTTTTTTTTTATCTTTGTTTGTTGATGATAAATCTCAGCATATTCAGCTTGTTTTTTACACATGTCAATCATAAAGCTATCCATTTTTTTACACAGTTATAAAATAGTATAAGAATAGCTTTAAGTATATTTTTAGATAAATATACTTAAAAGTATGTTTAATTAACATCAACAAATTTAATATAGTAGTATATATATGATGTTATCTGAGGTATTCTGGATTAGCTTTGTAGCAACAGCATCAGCTACTGTAATTAAATTAGCATCTATGTGCTATAAATCAAAATGTTCTGAGTGTTCTATATGCGGCGGTCGTATTAAGATTATTAGAGACATATCAGCAGAAACAGATGAACGAGAATTTGAATTGACGCATCCTCCTCAAAAAAGTCCATCTAATAAAGATTTAGGGGAACTCTAAAAAAATTGAAATTATTTTTATAGTTATATTTATATTACTTATATAAGCAATACAATCATAGAATGTCAAACAATATTGAATTTATTTGTACCGATTGTGAAAATGAAATTAGTTGCTGTGTATGTGATAAAGTTATTTATGCAAACATGACAGGTGCTTCTCTTGGATATGTATTAAGAGATCTTGGATTATTTAATATAAAAGATACATATATAGATTATCTATTTCAAAAGCCACAAAGTTGTATAAAATTAACATTTCTAACTACAGATAGATTTATGTCTCTTGATAGAAAAACTCAATTAGATCTATATCAATATAAATCTAAATATCATTTTAGATTATTTAATAATCTATTAAAATGTTATGACTGTAATGATAATAAAAAATATGTTTATCAAATTTTATTAACTGATGATGAATGTGAAGTAATAAAAAAAATTCTACCCAAATATAAAACTATGAAAAATTATGTAGATAAGGATTTTTAAAATATGAATTAAAATTTAAGCAAAAAATTAATTATTGATTAATAATATATGTTAGTTGGTATTATAGTTGTTAGTTTAATTCTATTATTATTTATTTCTGTTGGAGTTATTTGTTATAGAGTTGCTTACCATTAAACAAACGTTAAGGCGATGCTTAATAGTTATATTGAAACTATTTAAAGATTAATTAATATTAATTAATATTAATTAATGCCTAATTATAATAATACAACTATTTATATGATAAGATGTTATAACCCTCTTATAACTGATACTTATATTGGAGTTACAACAGATTTAAATAATAGAATACATGTTCATAAGCATGATTGTAATAATGATAAAACTAAACATTTAAAATTATACGAAATCATAAATGGTAATAATGGTTGGTCTAATTGGGAAGTAGTTGTTATTGAACAATATAAATGTAATAATTTAAAAGAAGCAAGAGTAAGAGAAGAATATTGGATACAACATTTTAAACCAAATTTAAATAAAAATAAATCAGTTGTATATAATAATGGTGAAGTAATAAATCTTGATAATACATTATCAGCAATTGATAGAAATAGGCTAAACGCAAAATGGAGAAATCATAGTATAGCAAATGAATTACAACAATTACGAACTGAAAATGAACAATTAAAAAAAGAAAAGGAAGAAATGAAACAATTATTACAATCATTATTAAACAAACTTTAAGATAATGTTTAATATTTAATGCTTTAACTGAATTTTAAGCATTAACTATCGTTTAAAGCATAATATGGTAAGCATCTCTTTAATTATAAATTTTTATTTTAGCATCTAATATGGTTTTAATATAAAATCTATAGTTTATGCTTAATATTCAGTTAATAATATGAATATTAAGTGTTTAATTCATATTATGCTTAATCTTTGTTTAATTTGCTGGCCTCATATTTCTCTTTGGCTTTCAAAAGTATTTGTTCTTTATGGTCTTGATAATATTTCTGTTTATAACTTTTATCCTTAGCATAATCGTCTCTCTTTTTTTTTGTAATTTCTGCTTTATTATCTTGATAGAATTTCTTATTGTATTCTATTTTTTGTTCGGGTGTTAAAAATGATTTATTCACTCCAATATTGTCTTGATATATTTCTTTCCAATACTGTTCTCGCTTATCTAAATCTCGTTTAGTTTCACAACAAAGTTCTTCAATTATAACTATGACAAAATTATTCCAATCACCATTGTTTCTTATGAATTCATAGATTGGTAATTTATGTCTTGGTGATAAAACATTATAATAATCACTTTTATGTAGTGCCTTTCTATTATATAAATTTGAGGTTGAACCTATGTACATGTAGGATACACACATGTCTTTACATGATATTTTATAAATAACCGACTTGGAATAGTCCTTTTCTTTTTTCTCTTGTTTCATTTGATAGAATAAGAAAAGATTATAATTTTTCCTTAAATACTTAATTAAACAATTAATATAAATTTAATCTTGAAATTAAAATATATTCCTTAATATATATATGACTGATTTAAAAGAAGTTATTAAGAAGGCAAGACCGACATTGAGTGAAAGTAGTATTACTACATATAATTCTATTTTGAAAAATCTTCATGCTAAAGTGTTTGATTCTAAAGATATTGATTTAGATAATTTTGAAAAGTCTAGTAAAATATTGAAACATTTAGAGGATGTTGAACCTAATAAGCGTAAGACTATTTTATCCGCCTTAGTAGTTATTTGCCAAGATCCAAAACCTTATCGAACATTAATGCTCACAGATATTAAAGACTATAACAAAGAAGTAGCTACTCAAGAGAAGACTGAAGAACAAAAAGATAATTGGTTAGAACAAGACCAAATACAATCTATATTTGAAACTTTAAAAAAGGAAGCTGATTACTTATATAAGAAAGGTAATCTAACTAACAATGATTTACAAAAAATACAGAACTTTATTATTGTTAGTTTGTTTCATTTAATACCTCCTAGAAGAGCTAAGGATTTTTGTGATTTTAAAATTAGAGGTGATATTGATAAGGAAAAACAAAATTGGTTTGATGAAAAAAATTCTGAGTTGAACTTCGCCTCGTACAAGACTGCCAAATTCTATGGAATCCAGAAGGTCAAGATTGATAAGGTTCTAAAAGCTATACTAAAGAAATGGATTGCTGTTAATCCTACTGAATGGCTTTTGTTTGATACGAATGGTCAAAAGCTTACTCCTGTTAAACTTAATCAGCGTCTCAATAAAATATTTGGATCAGAAAAAGGTGCCAGCGTTAATAATCTTCGTCATTCTTATTTAACTAACAAATATGCGGATAGTATTAAGATGAAAGCAGATATGGCTGAAGACATGAAAGCTATGGGCTCAAGTTTGGCACAAAGTGATGTGTATATTAAGAAAGAATAATCTAATCATATATAAATGTCAAAATATATCATTAGAAAATGGACAGAACTACAAGCAAAGAAGCATAATCTTACTATATTTCCCGCAGAGGATGGAAAGACAAAACTAGAAGTATATGATGATAAAGGATTATATTTAGCTAATGTAGGTGCTCTGGGTTATTTAGACTACGCTCAGTACCTTGATATGGAAAAAGCAGACATGATACCAAAAGGATCAGCAAATGAACGGAGACGGTTGTACCATTTGCGGCATCAAAAAGAAAAAGGATATAATACAAAAAATAGTAGAAGTTGGCTTGCGAAAACTTTACTTTGGTAACTTTTAGAATACTTATATATGTATTCATATCGGTAAGCCTTTAACTTCAATTGGCATTCTATGAACATTATTTGCTTCTTGGCTTTGTTTATCCTCACAAAATACATCTATTTCTTTTCTATGCTTTGGATCTTTGGCTTGAAAGAATTGACTTAAAATCCATTCATTCTTTTTCCAATCATTACTCTTATTTAAATCATCAAATAAATCTATAAAGGTCTCACCATCTTGATAAAGATAACCTGTTCGTCCTATCGAACTACAACTAACAAAATAGAGAAATGCTAAACAATAAAATCCACAGCAATCAGCCATTAAACTTTGAATATCTTTTGTAAAATATGGTAAGTAATGTGGCTTTACAAACTTCTTAATTTCTTCTGCTGGAGGAGCTCCAAATGAATCAAAAAAGAGAGGCTCAATTCTACCTTCTTTTGTTTTTGCTACATACAAAGCAGTCCAATGCATCCCACCATTATCTTCTCCTGTTTCTTCATCCACATCATTTTGTGAATTAATAATGTACCCAACATTATATTTAATTGGTTCATCTAATAACTCATTTTTAAAACATATTCGTTCTAAAGGTAATCTCATCTTCTGTGCTAGGTTTGCGATTTCAAAATTAGATAACATATAATATATAAATATATAAAATTTTTATATTATACTTAAAATTCATTTAAATAATTAAAAAATAAAGAAATTAATATTGCTAAATTAATGGCTCCTATTACTGCCATATTTATGATTGTCATTTATATATCTTTAGGTTTTCTTCTTGCTTCATTAATTCTTTCCTTGTTTTTTTCATAGTATGCTTTTTGTTTAGCTAATCTTTCTTCCTTGTTGGCTTCATATGATGCTTTCATTTTTTCTTTAAGTTCTTCTTTATTTTCTTCATAATATTCTTTCTTCGTCTCACTCACTTTTTCTTTGTTTGCTTCTCTATATGCTTTCACTCTGTCTCTTTCTTTTTGTCTTTCTTCTTCTGTAAATTCTTTAGCAGCATGTGTATCTCGTTGTTTTTGTAATAATGTTTCTTTATTTTCTTCATACCATTTTTTCCAATTCTCTTGCTTCTTAGATTTTTTTTCATCTTCTGTCTGTAATGGTATTGGTATTAATGGAGTTTTACCAGTTTTTAATTTTTTCCATCGTGCCCAATTTGCTTTGTATTGACGAATGTCTGCTATTCTTTGTAATTGCTCTTCTTCTGTCTTGAGATGAATTGCTGTTGACTTATTATTTGCTTGTTCTATAATTGTAGCCCACCTTAGATTTTCTAAACAGTTATTAGTTTTGTTTCTATCTATATGGTCTACTGTTGGAGAAGCAGTTGGATTTGGTATGTATTGTAATGCTAATAATCTATGAATAGAATGCTTATAAGATTCGTCATTTTTTCTTAGAGTTATTTTTAAATATCCATCGTCCGATATTTGAGGAATCATTATTTTTTTATACCAACAAGACCATATTTCGCCTTGTTTATTAATTTTATATAATTCTTCATACCCATTAAGGCATTCAAAACCGCTTCGTTCTAAAAGAGTTTCCATATTGTGTTATAATCTACTATAATACAATATCTTTAAATAGATTTCAATTTTATTTAAAATACATTAGAATACCTTTCTTAAACCCGACTTCCAGTTAATACATCAACCTTCAACTGTTGCTTGTATGCTATGAACACAATCAAATCAATATTCTTGACAGACAAGTTCTGGCCTTGGATAGAAACAGACTTGGGTACAGATTTCTCAATTTCCAACATGCGGCTGACATCAACATAGTAATAGTTGTAAGCAGTCTCAAAGTCCAAATGAGAAATAAGACCAGATGTAAGACCATCAGTTTGATCGCCATTAATAGAATTACATCCAGAAAGTTGCTCCGCAAATTGTTGGTAAGAATACTTTTGAGTATTGTAAAGAGCATTCTGTCCAGAAACAACAACTTGAAAGTTGGTAAGCAAACACAAAGGAGAAGTAACACCAGTTCCCGCAGCATCAAAAGGAGAATACAAAGGATTGAAACCACCATTAGAAGCCGTAGTGAAGTAAGGAAGAACAAGAATCTTAGAGATATTAGCAATACCGTTGGTAATCAAGTTATTGAACTGAGCACCAGACGTAACGTTTAGCACTTGGTATTGATATAGATCTTCATACTCAATCATCTTAACTTGACTAGCAAGATAAGCAGCCTCAAAAGCAGGAGCAAAAACAAATGAAGGAACGTTCAAAGTAATATTTCGCCCAAGAGGAGATGTTTGAGAAGCAGCAACTTGAGAAGACAAAAGAGGAGTAGCACCAACTGAAAGAGATACTGTGTAAGCTTCATTAGGAAAACATGCGACACTTCCGTTTGAAGCAGCAGCAGAAGCAATTTGAATTGGCACCACACCTCCAACGTTAGAAGTAGCACTAGTCAAAGTTAAAGCAGTTCCAGCTCCAGCAGAAGAAAAGGTTACTGAGGAGTTATTTAGCGTAAGCGTAATTTTTAGGTAGACCCCTTTAAGGAGAGGCATCTTTTCAAACAAATGATGAAGATGTTTGAGTTTAACAATACCATTAATTGCCCACTGCACACAACCTCTAACAATTGCAGTGCTATCAACCTTATTGAAAATATAACTTTTAAAAGCAGTAGTACAACTTCCTCCAGTTAAAAGAGTGCTAAAAGCAGCAGAAGCAGGAGCAGTTAAACCAGAAGGATCATAATTAATAAATTGCTGACGCTTGAAGAAACCAATATTACCAGAGTTATAAGTAGTATGAACACCAGTTACAACGGGAACAGTCATCGCATTTTGAGTGAAACAAGTTCCAATACCATTAACAGATGCGGCAGCATTAAAAACAACTGCTAAAGCATCATCGGGGTAGAAACCAATCTCTGAACCTTGAGTTAAAATATCATTATAAGAAAGAGTAGTTATCAACTTGAAAGTATTGTAAAGACCTTGGAAATTTGTTTGTTGAATTATCGTTTATACCGTAAACTATAAGCATTTAACCTTATAGTATTTTACCTTACCTTTTTGAATGGGGTAAGCACTCTCTCGAGCGGGACTAGACTATATCTTAAGCTTTCATAGCAATTGATTAGATTGCTCCAGCCCATCAGCATTTAGTCGTTGAACCGCCTACATATCCTTATCATAACGGACTTAGTAGACTGGCTGCGGATTGCCCTATAATAATAACCTTTTTACTGTACCGTATGTTGTTAGCATACGCCATCAGAAACTTTCGCAACTGACTTAGTAGTTATTACCTTCAGGGTATCCCCGCAATTTGGAGATGTCGCTCTTCCTAAAGAAGAACTAGCATATCTTTTAGATACACTTTTATCACCTATTCAATAAGTGACACCATTCCATTCGGCTTGAATAGAATGAATAATAGAACCGAACCAATTTTTAAGACCACAAGCATAATCACAAGTAGTAGCAGCTACGGTGGGTAAAAAAGCAACACCAACTGCGTCAGCTGTAAGGGTCATTACCATCGGGATTTGTAAATATGCGTT